TTTTATATAAAATATGTAGCCGAAAAAAATTGTAGCTATTAATCCTATCATTCCCCATAAAATGCTAGACTCCCAGTTTATTGACATGATTTTGCCTCCTTTTTTATATAGTATACAACAAATATTTAATTAAATAAAGGAGTTAAGAGTGTGAAACACATAAAATTTGAAAGAGGTGATAAAATGTTAGATGTTGCAATCAAATACAAAGAGCAATTAGAAAAACTACAATACAATATCTGGTTCAAAGATAAATATAAATTTTGGAATAATGATACATATTATGATGCTATGACTATTGATGATAATACATGGGAGCGACATAAATTTGTTTCCATTAAAGATGACAATGTGATTGGATATATTAGTTATTCTGTAAACAGAAGATGTAATTATGCACACAGTTTAAGCATAATGAATTTTACAGACGATAAGATGACGTTTGGTATGGATCTTGGACAGGTATTACAAGATATATTCGAAAAATATAATTTTAGAAAGCTTGATTTTTGTGTGGTTGTTGGCAACCCAATTGAAAAATCATATGACAAAATGGTTAAAAAATACAATGGAAGAATTATTGGAACTTTCAAGGATGACGTAAAGTTGATTGATAACAAATATTATGACATTAAACATTATGAAGTTACAAAAGAAAACTATATGGGTGCTAAAAATAAATAGCAAGAATCCATTATTTCTTTTGAAAAATAAATGAAAGGAGATAAAAAATTGGAAAATAATTACGAATTATGGCAAGGGAATTGCTTAAACCTTATGAAAAATATTTCTGATAAATCGGTTGATATGATTCTATGCGATTTACCGTATGGTACAACAAAATGTTCTTGGGATATTGTTATTCCATTTGATAAATTGTGGAAACAGTATGATCGTATTGCAAAAGATAATGCAGCGATTGTGTTGTTTGGACAAGAACCATTTTCATCGTTGTTAAGGAATAGCAATATTGATAATTATAAATATGATATTTACTGGGAGAAAGAACGACTCACAAATATTAATCAGGTAAAACGTAGAGTTGGCAAAACAGTTGAAACAATATCGGTATTTTATAAGAAACAATGTACATATAATCCTCAGATGGTGAAATATGATGGCAAGCCACGAACTAATAAAGTTAAAAACGGCAAGTTGGGCAAATTAACAGATGAAAACGAAAAGAAAGTAATTGAATATAAGGATACTGGATGGAGATATCCAACACAGGTTTGGAAGTTTCAAAGAGACTGTTTAACTTCAAATCTACATCCAACTCAGAAACCATTGTTGCTTTGTGAAGAACTTATAAAGACATTTTCCAATGAAGGTGATGTTATTTTAGATAATTGTATGGGCTCTGGTACAACTGGTGTTGCTTGTAAAAATCTTAATCGAAAATTTATTGGAATTGAGTTAGATGAAAAATATTTTGAGATAGCAAGAAAGAGAATAAGTAAGTAACAAGAATCTAAACTTTCTTTTTGAAAATAATGGAAAGACTTGATCATATAGGGAGGTAGAAAGATGGAATGGTATGTGTATTATTATGACATCAATCATGGAAATATTGTCACATACAATATTTTTGATCATGGTAGCTTTAAAGAAGACTTTAACAAATTGATATCAGATTATAATATCACAAAAGAAGAATTTGCAAATAAACTTGATATTATGCTTAGATGTTATTTCTGGTCAAAAGCTCAATGGGAGACATTTTTGAAGCCTTGGGTTGGAGATAGTAAGATTGAAAAGAAGATTGATGTGTATGACCAAATTAAACTTAACTGGGACAAATTCTTAGAATATGCATATAACTATAAATTTAAAAGATTTGCAGATGTTATTGAATATGAAAAGTATAAAAACATCGGCACTGTTGAAGAATGTGAGAAAGCAATGAAGTTTGTAAGACACTATCAGGAAGAGAATAAATATTTATAAGGAGGATCAAGTATATTGAAAGCTACAGTAACAAGTATTACAGGATTTTATGAAGCATTTGTATCTATGTTTATGAGTAAAAGAACGTGGACACCAGAATTGAACGAAGAAATTAAAGTTGTATGCGATAAGGTTTTAAATCCTGATGGAAGATTAAAAGAGGATCAAGAGGTTGAAAGCTATGATAAGTTTTGTAAATGGCTTGGGATGCTGCTTCGTATGGGCAAAAGACATATTACAGTTCTTAGATACATTGACATTACAATTATGACAGAAGGATTGCATAGAGCAGGACAAGATGACGTTGATGCACACGCAAGAAGATTTGATAATCGAATTATTAGAAACAGTACAAGGTTAGCAACATTTGATGAAGGAGAAATGTCAGATTATTACAAGGATAAAGTATTAACAGATGGACAGGCTTGCAAAATTCTTGGATTTGAATTACCAAACGAGATTGAGCATGATGGTAAAACATATGTAAAATCGACTAATGGATATGTTTTAAAAGAATATGAGAATAACAAAGATGTAAAACGTGGTCTTTATATGTTGGGTATTCCAAGCAATTTTATATCTAAAATCAATCTTTGTGAATGGGGACACGTATTTAGAGAGCGTTGTGCTGATGGCGGTGCTAATCCAGAAGTAAAAGAATGGGCAGAACAGGTTATGAAACAGATTACGGAATTTCATAAAGAGATTACAAGAGATTATGTTTTATCAATTCAAAACTAAATCCTGATTTCAAGAGAGGAGGAATTGAATGGAAGAAGTAATTAAAATTTTCAAACAGATACAAAATACAAGTAGTACAAATGATAAGAAAGCCATCATTGAAGCAAACAAAGATAACGAATTATTCAAAAAGTGCTTAGTGTTCTTACTTGATTCAAATATTGTAACTGGTATCAGCGATAAGAAATTAAATAAATTCGTTGGTATGTCAGGAACAGAATTGAACTCTTTTGAAGAAGTAATGAAATACTTAGCTGATTTTAATTCAGGTAGCGATATGGATATTGGAACTATGCAGGGGTTTATCGAGAATCAACCAGAAGAATACCAAGATTTTTATAAACAAATGATCACAAAGAAATTTCGTCTTGGTTGTGATAAAAAAGTTGTAAACAGTGTAATTCATGGTTTGATTCCATCATGGGACGTACAACAAGCGTATCCAATTTCTGAAAAGAATGAACCTAAAGATGGTGAATGGTTTGCGTTATCTCAGAAGCTTAATGGTAATAACTGCGCATACTATAAAGGAAAACTAATTAGTAGACAAGGTAAACCATTTACAGGTCTTGACCACATCATTAAAGATATTGAACGATTACCAAAACATGAAAATTATATGTTTAATGGTGAATTGATTCGTAAAAATTATGATAATCTTTCTGATAATGACAACTTCCAAATTGGAACTGGTATTATCAATTCTGACGATTCTGATAAATCTTGCATCAAATTTGTAATCTATGAATGTATCCCAAACGAAGAATTTGAAAATGGCGAGAGTAAATTAAAATATAAAGCTCGTAGAGAACAAATTTTAAATCCACTAACAACAGCGATTTCTCGCTTAAATACAGATAATCTTGAAGTTGTTTCTATTATATATGAAGGAAGTGATAAATCAGTTATTCAACCATTGCTTGATAAAGCTGACAAAGATGGTTGGGAAGGGCTAATGCTCAATAAGGATACCAAATGGAAAAATAAACGTAATAATGGAATTCTTAAAGTGAAGTCATTTAAACATGCCGATATTCGATGCACTGATATTGTCGAGGGTGATGGTAAATATAAAGGAACTCTTGGACTAATTAAATGTGATTACAAAGGATATGAACTCGGTGTAGGATCTGGATTTACTGATGAGCAGAGAAATTACTATTGGAACAATCCTGATGAGATTATTGGTAAAATTGTGCAGATTAAATTCAAAGGTGAAACAAAGAATAAAAATGGTGGAATTTCGGTTCAGTTCCCTATTTTTGAAATCGTGAGAAATGACAAATCTGAACCTTCTTATAATTAACAATACGCTAAATATTCCCAATTCAAACAGAGAATATACAAATGTAACATATTAATAGCACAAAGGAGGCAATGTATTTTATTACGAAAAATGACATTTGGAATGGTTGTTCTTGTAGTTCTTGCAACTTCTGTTCCAACAGCACAAGCAGAGGTTTGTAACGAAAAACCTTGCATAACAGTCACGCCCTGTCTTACGGCAGGGTTCAGTAATCAATTAAACTTATTATCTCAATCAAAAGAGAAAATTGAGTACAAGAAAAAGTATGTAAAAGGTACATATGTGAACATTCGAGAGCAGCCAAGCAAGAATTCAGAAGTTATTAAACAGGTTTCGTTTAATGAACAGGTTATTATCATTGGAAACGAACTTACAAACGGTTGTTGGTATACTGTCGATCTTGATGACAAAACTGGTTATATCCATAAAGATTATGTATCTGACAAACCAATCAATTACAGGATCTACAATGTTCCATATGCAAAAAATAAGACTTGGATGCCATACACAGCAATTACCAGTAGAGGGAGCAAACAGTATAAGTTACAACAGAAAGCATATACAAGCGATTATGGTATTCGAATGGTAAATGGAAGATATTGTGTAGCAATTGGTTCACACTTTGAATGTAAGATTGGTCAGTATTTTGACTTGATATTGGCAAATGGTGAAATAATCCCGTGTATTATGTCAGATCAGAAGGCAAATAAACACACCGATTCTGCGAATATCGTCACAATATCTACAAATTGTCTTAGTGAATTTATTGTAGACAAAAATGCTTTAAATCGTAATGCAAAACGTGATGGTGATATATCTTCTTGCTGCGCAGAATGGAAATCGGTTGTAAAACAAATTAAAGTATATGAAAAGGTGATCTAGTGTTTATTAGCGGGGGTTGTTTTAGAGAGGTGAAAAAGGAAATGGAAAGAACATATAAATTAGATTTACAAAGTATCAATGATGCAAAAGATTTTGTAGTGGCTATAAACAAATTAAATAGCGAAGTTGATGCAAGGTACGGTGTACGTGTTGTCGATGCAAAATCTATGTTTGGCTTGTTAAATATGTCTCATTGCAAGCCGTTAGAAGCAACTATTTATTCTAATGATGAAAATGAGATTAATGAATTTGCTGAAATTTGTAAGAGATATGAGGTAAAAAAGAATGACAAACAGAGAGAAATATAAAGAAGAACTTATTGATTTGGCGATAAAAAGAAATATTTTTGCATTAGTAAAAGGAGTCCCAAAGCTATGTAATGAAACATATTGTGAAAATTGTGATTATTATTATCTTAATAAAGATTGTGATTGCGCGAGTAAAAGACAAAATATTTTTAAATTATGGCTAAACAAAGAATATGTCGAACCACCTATTGACTGGATTAAAGTTGCAGTAGATACACCAATTTTTGTCAGAGATGGAGAAAATGAAACATGGGCGAAAAGACATTTTGCGAAATACGAAAATGGCAAGATTTATACATGGACAAGTGGAACAACATCTTGGAGTGGGGAAGATGATAGCATGATATCGTGGAAATATGCAAAACTTGCCACAGAGGAGGATATGAAGAATGACTAATTATTCACAGGTATTAGAATTAGATGAAATTACATTAGAAGATTGCATGAATTTATTCAAATATGGTAAAGCAACACTAATTGAAGATGGTAGAATTACAAATATCTTGGAAGAAGGTGATTGATTATACTCTGTTTAATTGGTAAAAGCGCAAGTGGTAAAACATTTGTGCGAGATAAATTAGTAAAAGAACATGGTTATAAAAGTCTGGTAACATTTACATCTCGTCCACTAAGAAAAGGTGAGAAACAAGATATTACATATCATTTTATTTCCCAAGAAGATTTTAAACAGAAAATTGAAGATGGATTTTTTGCAGAATGGAAGAAATATGATACTGAGCAAGGTGTTTGGTATTATGGTACTGCACTGACGGATTGTTATGACGCAGACAATGATACTGTAGCGATTCTTACGCCTGATGGTGTGCGAGATTTACAAGCAAAAGAGATTCCAATGGTTGTTATTTATATATATAGCAATTTAAACACAATTAAGTATAGGCTCTCTATTCGTGGTGATAACCTAAAAGAAGTTGAAAGACGTATGAAAGCTGATATTAATGATTTTAATGGTGCTGAAATGCTTGCTGATAGAATTGTATACAACAATCTATCTGATGATATTGAGGATGTTGTCAGTAATGTTGACTATTGGTACAGAAAAATTTTGAAGGAGAAAGCGGATGAGTAATAAACTGACTATTTATTTAGCTGGACGTATGGGTGGTCTTACAAAAATTGAATATAACACTTGGCGAGAAGTTTTAAAGAAGAAACTCGAAATAGCAGCAACATGTTGTAACTCAATAATTCAAGTCATTAACCCTGCCGATTACTTTGACTTTGATAACATGGAAGGTCATACAGACAAGGAAATTATGCAGTTTGATCTCAATATGGTACGTAAAAGCGATATTGTGATTGCAAACATCAATGGTATCAATGAAAGTATTGGAACAGCAATCGAGGTTTATGAAGCAAATAGATTAAATATCCCTGTTATTGCATATGCAAATGTGCCAGAAATATTAGAACACAAAAGAAATAATGCTATTTTTGACAAGATTCACCCTTGGATCAAGGAATGTTTGGCAACGAAACTAATGTTTCATGCGGATGATGTTGTACAGTATGTGAAGGATTTCTACATGGTTAGATATTAGGAAGGAAGTGATTAAGATATATACAGGATATATGAGTTGTCGAAGTCTTGCTGATGCGTTGTATGATAAAGATAATTTTGTGACGGTTCAGATTGGAGACAGAGAATATTATATTAGAACAGTTAAGCAGAAACGAACACATGCAAATTTAGATGATTCAGTTATGCATACAGTTCTAGTTTGTGAAGAATGATAGGAGGTAAAATTATTGAAGGTTGTAAAACGTGACTGTTCAGAAGTTGATTTTGATAAATCTAAAATCTCAACTGCAATTCTTAAAGCAATGAAAAACGGTTCAGGTATTGTAAAGCCAAAGATTGCTGAAGACATTGCAAATGAGATTGAAAAAGAGTGTAAGAACAAGGATGAAGTAAGTATCTCTGACATTGAATCAATGGTTTACGATAAATTGATTACGAAGAAGCAGAGACTTACCGCAAAAGCATATGAAGGATATAGAAGTATTCGTGAGTTCCAAAGAGAAAACGAAAATACAACAGATTCTGAGATTCATAATCTTGTAGAAGATAAAGACGAATATTGGAAGGATGAAAATGCAAACAAAAATCCAACATTAAATCCTACCAAAAGAGATTATATTGCTGGATCTGTTAGCACAGATATGACAAAAAGATATTTATTATCTCCTGAAATAATTCAAGCTCATAATGAAGGACTAATTCATTTTCATGATGCTGATTATTTCTTGCAGCATATGCATAACTGTGGGTTGGTCAACCTGGAAGACATGCTTCAGAACAATACAGTAATTAGTGAAGTGTTAATTGAAACACCTCATGCGTTTTCTACAGCATGTAATATTGCAACACAAGGAATTGCTCAAATTGCAAGCAATCAATATGGTGGACAGAGTATTTCGTTAGCACATTTAGCACCATTTGTTGATGTAAGTAGAAAATCAATCAGAAAAAAGGTAACAGAAGAATTATATGATAATGGATTGATTAGTGAGTACAATGAAGACCTTGCAGAAGTCGTTAATATAACAAATAAACGATTAAAAGAAGAAATAGAAAAAGGTGTTCAGACAATCCAGTATCAGTTGGTCACACTTATGACAACAAATGGACAAGCACCTTTTATCACAATTTTTATGTATCTGAATGAAGCAAAGAACGAACGTGAAAAAGCTGACTTAGCAATGTTAATTGAAGAAATGCTTCACCAGAGAATTCAAGGTGTGAAAAATGAAAAGGGTGTTTATATCGCACCTGCATTTCCTAAACTCATCTATGTATTAGAGGAAGATAATATTACAGAAGATTCAAAATATTGGTATCTTACAGAATTAGCGGCTGAATGTACATCTAAGAGACTTGTCCCTGATTACATATCCGAAAAAATGATGCTTGAATTAAAGGGTGATGTCTATACATGTATGGGCTGCCGAAGTTTTCTGACCGTTGACAGATTTACAGATAAAGTAGGGAACATTGCAAACGCAAAGAATTTTAATCCAAGTAAACACAAATATTATGGACGATTTAATCAAGGTGTCGTAACAATTTCTCTTCCAGATATTGCCTTCTCATCTGACGGAGATTTTGATAAGTTTTGGGAAATCTTTGAAGAAAGAACTGAGTTATGTCATAAAGCACTTAGGGCAAGACACGAAAGATTACTTGGTACATCTTCTGATGTAGCACCTATCTTATGGCAGCATGGAGCATATGCTAGATTAAAGAAACATGAAAAAATTGACAGACTTCTTTATGATGGATATTCAACAATTTCGCTTGGTTATGCTGGTTTATATGAATGTGTAAAATTTATGACTGGTCATTCTAATTCTGATGAAGGTATTGGTGAAGAATTTGGATTAAAGGTTATGCAAGCGTTAAATGATAAATGTAATCAGTGGAAAGAAGCTGAAAACATTGACTATAGTTTGTACGGAACACCATTAGAGTCCACAACTTACAAATTTGCAAAGTGTCTAAAATCTCGCTTCGGTAGCGATATCTTTGAAAAATTAGATGGCTTTGATAGAAATTATATTACTAATTCATATCATATTCCTGTCTTCGAACATATCACGGCATTTGAAAAGTTAAGAATCGAATCAAAATTCCAGAAATTGAGTCCAGGAGGAGCAATCTCGTACATCGAAGTACCAAGTATGAGTCATAATATCCCTGCTATATTAGAAGTTATTAAGTTTATTTATAACAATATCATGTATGCAGAGATTAACACAAAGAGTTGTTATTGTGAGAAATGTGGCTTTGATGGCGATATTCCTCTTGTATCAGATGAAAACAATAGACTTAAATGGGAATGTCCTAGCTGTGGGAATACTGATAATACAACAATGGATATAGCATTCAGAGTTTGTGGTTATATTGGTACTGCAAAAAATGGTGGTAATCAAGGTAGATATGGTGACATTCATGATCGTGTTTATCATTTGGACGACATGGAATATACGGAGGATTAAATATGAGATATTCAAGTATGCGTAATCTTGATATTTCTAATGGAGAGGGAGTTGGAGTCTCCCTCTTCGTTCAAGGATGTGATAGGCATTGTTTCAATTGTTTCAATTCTGAAACATGGGATTTTAATGGTGGGAAAGAGTGGACAGAAGAAACAAAAAATAAATTTATGGAACTTATTGATAGACCATATATCAGACGTGTCTCGTTTCTTGGTGGAGAATGTTTAGCTGAACAGAACCTCGATGAAGTCTTGTCTCTAATTAAAGAAATCCGTATTTCTTTACCTGAGAAAACTATCTGGTTATATACAGGTTTTCGATGGAATTACATAATGAATTATCAACCTGTAGAAACAGATGATTTTGATTATATTGAAGAATCTTATAATGATGGATTGATGGAAAAACGCAAGCGGATAATTTCTTTATGTGATGTCGTGATAGACGGAGAATATATAGATGAGCAGAAAGATCTCACACTTGCTTATCGTGGTAGTAAGAATCAGCATGTTATTGATGTAAAGCAGTCTCTTGCTCAGAACAAAATGGTTTTATATTGCGATTAAAGGAGGTAATACAAATATGAAAATGGAAGATTTATACAAATTAAAGAAAGGCGATAAAGTTCTTGTTGAATGTACTGTAGAAGCAGTATTTGTTCAAAGCGGAATGGCAATGGTTAAGACAAGAGATTGCGACAATGGGTTTGATGCTTATGTGGATGAGATTAAAGGTGTTGTAAATGAATAGTATTATGGGGTTTCTGTTATTTTTTCTTGGAGTCATAGTTGGCGCAATTATTGTATTTCTAGCTATATATCCAATAATAAAAGATATGTTTAATTATATTTTAGATATGAACAAAATTTTCAAAGACAAGGAGAATAAAACAAATGGAGAAAATTAAAATTAAATATTTTGATGAGGATATTGATAAAATTGAGAAAATCAGCAAAGGAGATTGGATTGACCTTCGTTCAGCCGAAACAATCCATCTGAAGAAAGGTGAATTTCGTCTAATCCCACTTGGAGTTGGAATGAAACTACCAGACGGATATGAAGCCAATATTGTACCACGTAGCAGTACATATAAAAACTTTAAAATCTTACAGACAAATTGTTTTGCAGTAATTGATAATTCATATTCGGGAGACGCAGATGAATGGAAACTTCCTGTGATTGCTATGGATGCCACAGTAATTCATAAAAACGATAGAATCTGCCAGTTCCGTATTAATAAAATTCAGCCAGAGATTGAGTTTGAGGAAGTAGAACGTTTAGATGAAACAAACAGAGGTGGTTTTGGTTCTACAGGACGAAAGTAAAGAGGTGATATACATAAAACAGGCGGTTGAAATTAAAGATAAAATAAATCTTACGATTCCAGAAGCATCAACATACTCTAATATTGGAGAAACAACAATTAGAAAATTGCTTTCCGAAAAAGCATGTCCCTTCCTATTAAAAGTAGGAAACAAACATCTAGTAAAAAGGGTTGAATTTGAGAAATATTTAGCTGGAAAGCATTTTATTTAATTTGGTAAAAAGAACTTTTGTGTGATATAATACAGTCATGCAAAAGTTCTTTGCCATATACAAGGAGGAAATACGATTGGGCAAAGATCTTAAAGGAAAAGAATTGGGACAAGGAATAATACAGAAAAAGAATGGGAGGTATGAAGCAAGATATATAGATAGATTTGGTAAAAGGGTATCAATTTCAGGCAGAGATCTAAAAGATGTTAAAAAGAGATATAATGAAGCGATTTACGAAAATGACAAGCAAATAAACGTAAAAGACAATATAACACTTGACGAATGGTATAAGAAATGGATGAACGTTTACAAGTTTGATATTATTCGTGAAAACACAAAAAGACATTATAATAATGTATATTATAAGCATATATCTCCGAGTCTTGGGAATTTTCAATTAGGAAGTATTACTCAATATCAAATCAAACAACTTATCAAAGAATTAAAGAGTAGTGGGTATCAATACGAAACGTGCAACAAGGTAAAAATTCTTCTTGTTGATATTTTTAACAAAGCTATGATTAACGAATATGTGCGAAAGAATCCAGCAAAAGGAATATCATTAAAAAGAGATGAAGAAAAAAATGTAAGAGTTTTGTCACAGGATGAACAAACGGTATTCTTTGATTGTTGTAAGGGAACATTTTATGACAATCTGTTTGTTACGGCAGTATCAACAGGAATGAGGATTGGAGAACTTGCTGCTTTAAGATGGACAGATGTTGACTGGGATAGTAGAGTAATTCATATAACTAGAACTCTCGTATATCAGAAATATGAAAGCGACAGTCAAAAGGAATATCATTTTGAAAAACCCAAAACAAGAACTAGCTTAAGAGATATACCAATCAACAGGCAGTGCGAAATAGCATTAAAGAAACAATTTGTTCAAAAGTCTATTGTTGCTGCCAAACAACCCATTACAAAGAAAATTGACGATAAGTATGCTGATTTGTTATTTACGTCAAAATTCAACACACCATTAAATTCTCAAGTTGTATGTCAAGCAATTAACAAAATTATAGAAGAGGTAAATCTTACAAAAGATTATCTGGATGAAATAGAACCATTCTCTGCGCATTGTTTTAGACACACATTTGCGACACGTTGTTTTGAAGCTGGTATTGCACCAAAAACAGTCCAAGCATATCTAGGACACGCATCTCTGCAAATGACAATGGATTTGTATACATCAGTTATGCCAAAACAGATGAAGACAGAGATGGATAAAGTGTCTAAGGAGCTTGATCGAATTTCAGAATATGGCGATGAATTAGCAGAAAAACAGTTCGAAAATATGGCTTCAAATAACAAAATTGTTTCTTTTCGTGGAGATTCAATGGTGGTATAATTGGTACTCGTGGAGACAAATCTTGTAAAATGGCTTAAAATCAACATTTGTAACATTAGTTTTTTGACTTTATGAGTATCTTATTACGTTTACCAGCAGACACCGTATGAGTTTATCAATACCGATGAAATCATTGGGAAATAGGGCAGCCGTTATGGGTTGCAGTTTTTACAAGGGGAATATCCGTCTTTGATCAATTTCTTGCGGAGCCCCTTGTATTTTTTTCGGTTTTTACTGCTCATCTGCTTTACCGAATGACAGTCCGGTTTGTGGAATTTTTTGGTGTTGGTATTTAAAATATAGACCGCGGATGCGTGTTCCTTTGCAGAACTTTTATGGGAAGTCTGGTTATTTTTTCCACTCAGATGACTGTCACCGGTGGCATAATCTATGGCAACACCTGGCTGTACATTGTAGCAGTAGGTACAAAAACAAATGCCCTTTCCCTGATCCTCCACAGAATAAGCTTCCATCAGGACACCGGAAGCGACCAGGTTACTGCCCTCAAAAACCGGTGTCACGCGGTATAAGACATGGTTATTGGTTTTGTCTATATATCGTGCGGTTTTTTCCTCAAAAGGAAGCATACCTTCATTGTTCATGTAGCGGGTGCCGGTGATCAGGTTCTTTTTATTGGCATTTTCCGCAGTAAGGCAGTAGGCGATGAGGTGGCAGCGGTTATACAGATAGTTGCCGTCCACGACACCGGTGTATTTGACTGTGTGCCAGCCGGATGGCCGGATCTGACCGATTTCCCCGCGCGCTTCGGTTGGCATGGTGTCTTTGCTCACATTGGCATAGGCCACACCGCATCGTCCGAGCTTGTCGAGTTTGTGGTAGGATTCAAAAGTATTGGTGTTTTTCTTTTCCCGGCTGGTGAAATATGGTTTATTTCCATGTACAGCCACAGAAGATTTTCCATTGTATTTTGGAACTTCTTTGATGGAAAAACGGTCTTTTGTGTTCTTTTGGGCAGCCTGTGCAGTCGTGATAAGCGCAGCAGAATCGGAACTTGTATCAGAAATGGGTGGTACAGGTACGAAAGCTACGGAAAAGGCAAGTAAAACAGCAAGCAAAGAAGTCCTGCATTTTGTGAAGTGTAATCGTTTCATGGGATTTCCTCCTTATTCCGTTATGATTTGTTTTCTATAGTATAACATAAAGTAAAGAATTTTTGGAAAAAAAGGAAAAAATCCAATAGATTGGAAACGTCAGTTTCGTATATTCTGATGTTGTAAGCGGAACTGTTTCGGTGTCATCTGATAGCGTTTTTTAAAGGTACGGATCAGATGGCTGCAATCGGCAAAGCCTGTTTCTCCCGCAATATAACTTAAATCATGCCCGGTAAATAAAAGGAGATTTTCCACTTTGCTCAGCCGCACAAATTCGATATACTGCTTGCAGCTTTGTCCATAGTATTTACGGAACTGCCGGGCAAAGTAAGAATAACTCATATGATACGTGCGCGCCAGAGATTCAATATTGATATTTTCCTGGGAATGATCATCGATATACATCAAAACATTCTGCATCGCTTCTTCCTCCACTTCCGGGATCTGATCCGTATCAAAAGAAATTCCCTGTTCCAGCCAGAAACGCAGCAGCTGTACGATCAGCCGGGCGAACTGGGCATAAACACAGGCATCATATCCGTAGCGTTTTTCCTGAACCTCTTTTAAGATATCCGTGAAAAACAGTTCAGCAGGAAAATCGGGCAGGTTGTCCGAATCAAAAACCAGCGGAGGGTTTGTGCTGTTTAAAATCTGGTGAAAGGCAAAGTTTAAATTTGGAAGATAATTCTCGGAAAGTTTTATGCGGTTGAGATTGAATTTACAGCAGATGTAAACATAGGGCTTATCATCGGTATGATAGATGGAGTGCATTGCCTGCGGAGGAAATACAATAAAGGCTCCTTTTTTCAGGAGACAGGTATTGTCATTACAGCTGACCGTTACAGATCCTTCCTGCACATAGACAAGTTCCAGAAAATAGTGCCAGTGGGAGGAAACGGGACCTTCCCAGTATCCGGTGCCACAGCAAAAAGCTTCAATAGGAGAGCGCAGCATATCACTGTATTCAAATAAATTTTCGTTCAT